CGATAGCAAGGGGTCCATTCATGAAAACTGTGTTATGAGAGCAACATGTTGGCCAGCAATCAGCCAGTTTTCTGAATCGTTCAAGCGCTGAGCAGACCAAGCGAGCCCATCCGTTCAATCAACATATCTATCGTCGCGCGGGCTTCAACATCAACAACCAATCCCCCGGCTGGCCTCGCAACTGAGGCCGCAGGGAGACCAACCGGCCCATCGTCCACCCAGGCACCTGCCAAGCGCCTCAGCCGCCGCTGTTCGATTTTCACGAACACTGTCGAACCTTCGGGCAACACAAGAAAGCGCCACCCCCCAGCACTCCACACCGCCAGTTGATCCGACCGCCCCTGCCAAGCAGACTCGGCTTCAGGCGAAACCAGCCAGCACTGCCCCTCAATTGCATCGGTGGGCGGTGTTCCCAGATCCCGACGTTCCACGATAGACCCGATTGCCGCATCCAGAAGCAGCAATGCCTCATTGTGGGTGATCTCCTTTTGTCCCTGGCCCGGAACCATAAGAGGCATATGAAAGCGTGGGGTTTCGTCCATATCTCAACGTCTCCATCCTAAATCTCAACGAAGGCTGTTGAACGAAGGCTGAGTGGGCCATCCCCAGCAGCCTCGACACGAAATCGGCCTTGCGGCAGCACTGCACCGAACTGCTCTGCCTGGTCGGCAGGGCTCAACTCAATCCCGTTCGATGGGGCCGGGATGGTCCAGGATTGCCCCCCGTCAGCCAGGAAGTGCCACAGCAGCGGGCCTTCCCGCGGCTCCGCTGCCTCACCCCACCCCCAGCTGTCTCGCCCCCGCAACACCCAACTGCACAGGACGGTTCCGTCCGCCAATCGACGTCCTCGCACATGCACCGGAGCAAATGGTGCGTAGCCGGAACCCTGCACCTGGTGCCGAACTTCGACCCCGCCCAGTGGATCACCAGGCCCCGATACAAGCAACCCGACGTCACGTCCGCGAGCCTCCGACGACAAGTCGACCCTCGCCCCGATCGAGCGAGGAACAGTCATTACAAGTGCGCCCATCGGCTGCAAAAGGCCGCTGGCTCCGGTTGCAAATCGGCCACGCAACAACCCGGACAGGCGCACGAGATGTTGCCCCAACAGATCCGCCTTGCGATACTGCACGATCTCCTTGCCAACACTTATCAGCCCACCGCCGTTCAGCACGTCCTGAGCTCCCCGACTGATAAAGCTGCCCACGCCATCCACGGTATCAACCAAGATAGCGTTGTGCTCATCCCAGACTGTCTCCGGCGAAAAAGGCAAAGCCTCCGCAAGAACGCCAAACGGCACTTGCTCGTCGATCCGGCCAACCGACTGCTCATCGCCCCCAGACAACGACTGAACTTCCGCACCCCGCCAGCCGGCCCTGCCGCTGCCAATGACAAGCAAGGAAGGTGCGTCACCGGATTTCAGTGGCACAGGCAGCTCCAGGACGACAGGAACCGTTGGTGGCACAATGGAATCCGGGGACGGCAAAATTCGGCCGGCATCGGTAGGCGACGAACCCGCGATGTCGGCATCAGGCATGCGGCGCCCTTCGATCCAGACCGACAGGCCGCGGATCTCCCGCCTGACAACCAGCCACCTGCTGCCATCTGCAAGGCGGACCCCATCACCAACTGACAGGGACATGAAGCGCGGAGGAAGCCCAAACCGAATCGAATCCGACCCTGCCTCCGCAGCGCGCAAAAGGCGCAGGGCAATAGAGCGGGCAGCACTGCCCTGCGCTGCAACCGGCCAACTTGCGGCAAGCGACCGACCCCTCCGCGCAAGGACTTCGTGCTGCCAACCAAGCTGATAGTCGCGAGCACTGTCCTGATATGAAAGGCCGAGGGTCGCAGGTCGCTCACTGCTCGTGATAAGGCCATCCCAGTCCCCGCTCTCCGGGTCTTCGAGCAAGTCAGACGGCAAAAGGTCGATCAGTCTAGGCTCTGCGATGAATGACAACCTCCCATCCCGCTGACCAACCTTGCTCCCCGATACGTTCAACAACCCAATCAGATCGTTTGAGAAAGTGTCAAAACTGGCAACATAGCCATCGACCTGATCAGATTGCGAACCCGGGAACACCCCAGCATCCACAAGCGACGCCATTTGTGCCAACCAGCCGCCAGAACCCGCTTTGTCTGCAAACACTTCAAAACTCAGCGAGGGGATTCGATTGCCAAAGGGCCCCAGGTCGAAATCCTCGAAAACAACATAGGAGAGCGCCCTGTAAGACGGCGTCTGCTCCGGTCCCTCCGCTGCCAGGATCAGTGGGTCCGGCTCGGCTTCTCCCTTGGAATGCAGGCGCATGCGGATCGGCGTGAGAAAGTCCCCATCTGCGTTCCGAAGAATTGCGCCGTCAGCCCAGATGCGACCGACGCCGGCAACCCGCCCCCGGGAAAGCGCAAGCGCCAGGTTGGTCGCCTGGGCCCTGCGCCCCTGCCCCTTGTCGCCACGATTCTCGGGCGAAGTGGCCCAGATCAGAAGGCCTGCAACACGCGTCTGGCCAAACACATGGGGAACGGTTTCGCCATAGGCTGATCGACTCGCAAAACCATCCTGTGCGCCAGCCCGGCGACCCCGGAACAGGCTAGCATCGACACTTGCCCCAACCGCAGCGCCAATGCCCGCGCCCAAGGGGCCGCCAATCACCTGCCCGACCGTCGAGAACAGAACTGACGCCATCAGAAGTCTCCCACCGGCAGCCGCCAGGCTGAGTCCCAGTTTTCATCCCCGGCAATCGGTCGCACCACCACTCGGCGAAGACCCGCATGTGCCTCCACAAGCCCGCCGCTCACCCGAACCGCGAGGTGCAGCAGAAGGGTCGCAGGCGCCTGCATCAGTATGTCACCCGCACCCGCATTCCGGAGCGAGACCTGCCGCAGCCCCAACCGCAACAGAAGCATCCGCGCATCCTTTGGCCGCGTACCTCTTAAGGGCTGGGGGGCCAGATCGATCGGAATCCCCGCTGCGGCTGCAACATGCAGGGCAAGGCCCAGACAATCGCACCCCGCCCGACCGCGGCCCTGTGGCCTGAAGACCACTCCAACCATCGCCAAAGCAGCCGCTTCCAGCCGGTCGGCAGACGGATGTGGATCAAGGCCGGGCATAACGGAGCAATGCGTCGGTTCCCGGCACATGAGGCTCTCCCCCGAACGACACGACATTCCGGTACCTGTCCCGGCATGTGGATATCCGCTTGTCGCAGCCCGGGGTCAGCTGCACCCAGGCCCCCGCTAGCCCATGTTCGGGCACAGCAGAGTCCAGCCGGAGTTCGCTGGATGTTGCCTCCACGATGTTTCTGTCGATCCCGCTCAGGGGGCCACGGATGAAGCGAACCCGTCCGCCAGTGAAACGAACAGCATCCACAAGTCCCGGTGCGAGGGTCAAACGGCTGCCGCTGCCTCCGTCCACCGCCCACGCGTGCCGGATCCCACTCAGGTCCACACCACATTGGCGATCGCCCAGATCATTCCGACAGATGGGGCTCAACCGGACGGGAAGTACGTCGTCGACCACTTCCACATCGGACACAAGTTCAACCTGAAATGCGCCCCTGCCACCAGAGCATGGCCGCGCCAGTTCGCCAATTCGCCCACGCGAAAGGCACAAGAACCCAGCGCCGGGATCCGACCATTCACAAACCAGCACCTCAACGACAGCGCCAGACCATCGCCCGGCGGCAAGGTCAGAGGCGGTGATTGCGGCCGCGTCCAAAACGCCCTCCAGGGCCATGCTGTCACCGTCCAGACTGTCTGTCTGAACCACGGCCGAAGGGGTCATGCCTGGTGTTGCGCGAAAGACAACTCCATCGACACGCAGATCGCGATCGTGGCTGGTGAAGCCCAACACGACACCATCAGCGCGGGACAATCGCCAGCAAACGGCAAGAGCAGTTACCGCCTGCTCCAAAGCGCCCCCTGAAAGGCTCACTCGCGGATCTCCACCAGCGGAACACTCGGCGCCTCTCCCGATCGAACTCCGGACAAGGACACTTCCAGCCGATCAGCCCCGAAGCGCACGGGAACATCGAACAGAAAGCCCGCTCGAACCTCCACCCCGACAGCGGGCGCTTCGACGAGTTGGATCACGCCACCATCGGTCAGAAGCCAGCCAGAAGCAGCCTCGCCACCAACCGAAATCACCACTGATCCAGGCACCGGTCGCGTAATCCGGCGAACCTCCTCCGCCCCGGAAGGGCCATAGCGCTTCACCAACGGAAATTGCAGCGACAGGCCGTCCCCAACACCCAGCAGCTGGTCCATCCCGGCAGGCTGACCACCTTCCGGACTGCTGCTGAAATCCAGCGGGTCCCGAAGTCGAAAGCCAAAGCCACGGCCCCGACGCGCCCGAAAGAAGGTCAACAGCTCCATCAGGTCAGCTTCCGACCGCACCCCCAGCCCGGCATCATAAGACAAGCGTGCTTGCGCCCACTGCACATTGCGCTGCTCATGGCCCGACGCCAGCACTGCCACCTGCGTTGCAAACTCCGGCCCGCCAACCGCATCAAAGCCCAGCTCCAGCGGAAACCGCACATCATGAAAGGCCTGCATTCCTTCGCCTCCCGCCTCGTCTGATTCCGGAATGGAAATCCAGGTGAACCCATCCCGCGCCACCTGCGGCCAAGCCCACAGAAACACGTCCGGCACGCCACGATCGATCGCAGCACGCCCAGCCGCTGCCACCAGAGGCCACTCCCGTTCGGCATCAGCTGCCCTGAGCACGAAACCGGCCAGATACTGCTGTGCTGAAAGTGGGTATCCAAGTTCCGCCGCGACCGCCTCCCGCGCCCGCGCCATGCCGGCCTGATCGCCACCCGTCACAAAGGTGTAGTCCTCCAACTGCAGCACATCCCAGGCCGGGCGCGCCCACGCGGTCGGCATGTTCGCCCGCCTCAGCTGCGGAGACCCTGCGTCAAGAACCTGTGGTGCATAGAACAGCAGGTGTGAAACGACCTCAGCCGAGTGCCCGAGCCTGGCTGCATCCCGAAGTGCAAAGGTCGCACGCGCCAGCCGGGCTCCCAGCCAGTCGAGCCACAGCATCTCCGATGTCGTCCGTGGCCCGCGCACATCCGTCATCGACGGCGGCGCGGATCCGGTCTCTGCAGTCCACTGTGCAACCGTTTCGGAATCGTAGAAGCACGGCCGACCAGACGGGCCCACCCACCACCAGGGCTCCCCGACCTGAAACAACACCCTCGAGCCCCCATCCGCCGCAATCCCCGCGAAGGCGGTGGCAATGCCCTGAAGCCAGGCCATCGCAGCCGCATTGGACGGCGACAGAAGTGTCGACGGCGGCTCCCAACCCGTGAGCGCCCGGCTTCCGTCAATGTCGCGCTGCGCCCACGCGGCCGGTGCATTTGCATCGAAAAGCTCGAACGACAACGACAGGATGATCTCGAACCCAGCAGCAGCCGCAGCCCTCAGCAACCCCCGATGCCAGGCAATTGCAGAGGCACAAAGCCCCCCTGACACTTCAAATCGTCCAGGCCCTGCAGGCTCCAGGGCGTAATAATGGCTCATGCCCACATAGTGGTTTGCCAGCGCCCGATACCCCAGTGCCTCCCACTGTTCCACCAACCGCTCGGGTGCCTGATTATAGCTGTCATCATAGGCCGAGCAGATGCGCACACCATGCTCGGGCAGGAATGCGTCCCCGATCTTAAGGGTGGATCTGGGCCCGGTTACAGACCAGTTCCGAAACTCCACATGGGTCTGCAAAGGGGACGTCAGCGGTTCCGCCGTTCCGTCGAAACCCGCTGGCACGACCGACACGAACATCCGGTCGACATCGGCCACATGCACAAATTCGCCATCCAGCCCAAAACCGGCCCGAAGCTCTCCAAGATTCAACCGAACCCGCGCCGACAGCGGCGTGCCGGTCGCATAATTCCACAAACGGACATACCAGATTCTGGGAAGGCCGTCGGCATCCCGCCCCTCGATCGTAAGCACGGCGCCATTGACTGCATCCAGCGGCATGACCCCGGGCCCGGCCATCCAATCAAAACTCAAGGTGCAGCCCCGATAGTCACGGTCCGTGGCATAGGCCAGAAGCGGGTGGGACCAGCGATCCTCGCTCGCCCAGATCAGCCCCACAAGGTCCGCCCGCGTCAGGAAGTCCAGTTCCAGCCGCAACAGGTCAGGCCCCGGCACATGGAGCGCCGCCATCATTGGCCGGGGGAAATCCGTGGTCCACAGGCTCGGCCGAAACCGCTTGGTCCATCCCGTTCGCACCTGGTCTGACCGCTTCGCAAGATATGGGGGGGCGTCAGCCACCGCTCCGCTCCATCGCCCGGCGCACGTCGCGTGCCAGCTGCCGACCTGTCCGCGCCATGAAGGCCGACTCCCCTGCCGGCGCCGTCACATTCACTGTGACCCGAACAGGCCCACGGGCCGGCGCACCCGTCTCAACCCGCCCACTTGACGTTGGCACGAACAGCTCTGGTCCCCGCTCCCCAACCACATAGGCCCGGCCCGGCCCGACCGGCCCTCCCGTCGCCCGGCCCGGAAGCCCCAGAAGGCCACTGGAAACCCCGCCAAGCAGTCCGCCAAGGCCGCCTCCATCCAGCCTCAGGGCAGCTGCCGCAATCTCGCCAAGCGCGCGCGCAGCCACGCGCCCCAGGTCCTCGAACTCCAGCTTTCCGCTGCGGGCAGCCTGGCGAAGCGCAGCTTCGATCCCACGCCCCGTCGCCTGCGCCTGCCCACCCAACTCCTCACGCAATGCAGCCCGCATCGCGCCCACGTCGCGCGCAAAGGCCTCCGTATCAGCCCTGACCGAAACGGCCAGTGCGTCCAGATCATCGTCCATCCTGAGGCACCTTCTTCTCGAGTTCATCCAGCTCGGCGCGGCCCAGCGGCGCCGGCGCACCACGCCCGGACCGCCCCTCAAGGGCGGTGCGCAACTCGGGCACAGTCGAATCCCAGAACTGTTGCGGCAACCAGCCCAACTGCCCGGTCGCAACCGCCGCTGCAGACCTGGCGAGGTCCGCGAACCGCTGCATCAGCGGCTCCCGAAAATGCCCGAAAGCAACTGTCGATAGGCTGGCACCAAAGTCGCCACGCCAGCGTCCAGAAGCTCTTTCTCGAATTGAAGCCGATCGCCCCGGCGCTGGTCGCCAGCCAACCCGTGCCAGAACAAGGCGGCCATGTCCGTCAGGCGCACATCTCCCGCGCCTGCGCGCTCCAGAAGCTGAAAGAGGCTCCCCACCTCCCCTTCGGCCGCCACAAGGGCCGAAAAGGTCGGGCGGACGACGTAGGGCCCTGTCCGAAGCAGCAGTGCCACTTCGCCCCGCTCCGGGTTGGCCACGCTCACAGGGCCTCTACCGGGCCCGAGCTTTCCAGCGAAAGCGTGAAACTCCGCTCCCCGTTGAAATCACCGGCATAATCCAGCCGCGTCACCTGGAATTGACCCCGCAGCCGCTCCCCACCCTCAAAGCTTACCTCGAACCTGTCCAGGGCTCCCGTCAGCACGCGGGACTTCAGCTGAAGCTCGGCCGCCGATCCGGTGAACACGCCCGCCCCGCTGATCGAAACCGATCGGACACCGCCCGCCGGAAGCAGCTCTCGCCACCCAGCCGACCCCTTGTTCGTCACCACCACGGGCTCCATCGACAAACTCATCTGCGTCGTCCGCAGGCCTGCCACGGTCTGGAACTGTTCGGGGGATCCGCCATCTCCCACCTTCAGCAAAAAGGCTGCGCCACTCTCGATCGCCATCTCAATCCTCCATCACCGAAAGCACCCGGAACTCCAGCTGGCCCAGGATCCAGCCCCGCTGCGTCCGCCTGACACTTGCTCGCAACAGGCGCAGCCCGATCAGCCGAAGCCCGGCTGACTGCCGCGGCATCGACAGCACCACCCGCTCCACTTCACCCAGAGCCGCCTTCGCGGCGGCCACCCCCTCCCGGCTGTCCCACAGGTTCACCGTGAACCGATGCTCCCGCCCATCGCCGCCCTGCCATCCCCGCGCCGACACGATGTCGCCACCGATCGAAAGATAAGGCCCGCGGGAATCCGCCGGTGGACCGTCGAAGATCGGAAGGCCCAGCGCCTGCACCGCGGCATCCCCGATCAGCGCACCAGCCACAACCCGCTGCAGCTCAAGACTGTGGCGCATTTGGCCCCTCCCCGCTGTCGGCATCCTCGGCCCAGATCACCAGCCATCCAGGTGCAGCCGGAGCCGCTTCCAGGCCCGTCAGCCGAAAGGTGGCGCCCTGCCAACGCAACCGCATGTCCAGCGTCGGCCGCACGCCGTCCCGGATGGTGAACCGCCAGCGCCGCGCCGAATGGCGTGTATCGGCGCCGTCGGCACTCGCGTCGCTCCGCCGAACAGGCTCCACCAGCGCCCACCTCTCGAAGCGCATCGTCCAGCGCGAAACCAGATCGCCGGCCGCACCGCGCACCTCATCCCGGCCTTCAAAGCGCACCCGCTCCGAAAGCCTGCCTGCAAGCTCGCCCACAAGGGCCTCCATTCACATGCGGCGCGTGCGCCAGGGGCTGATCATGCGGCGAACGGCCGGCGGAATGCCCGCATCATCGGCTGCATCGCGATGGCTGAAAAAGTGCGCAGCAACCCGGATGACCGCCAGTCGAAGGGCCTCAGGCACCCAGTTCCAGTCGGTCGCCATACCCGCCCGATAGCGGACCACCAGCGCCGTACCGTCGGCCACACCTGCCAAGGCCAGACGTGCGCAGCCAGTTCCGTCCAGCTTCAGATGCGCCTCCAGGGCAGAAAGAGGACGAAAGCTGCCATCCGCAAGCTCTGCGCTTGCCTCCACAAGCGTCCGCGCCGGTTCCGCTGTCAGCGCCAGCACCCCGTCATGTGCCAATCCCCGCTCCTCCACCTCGCGCTCGAACAGCAACAGACCAAGCATGGCCTCGACCGTCTCGGTCGCCGCCCTCAGCAGGCCTGCCAGCAGCGCATCCTCCCGGCTATCCTCTATTCGCAGGAACGCCTTCAGCTCCCCAAGGGCTGCTGCCGGCGGCGCCTTCTCGACTTTCAGCATCACCGGTCCTCCACCCTGATGGTCAGGCTGCGCTCGTCTCTCGATCCGTCACCCAGCACCACCTGGTTGCCGACGGTATAGACATGGCCCGCCAAGCCGCCTGCCAATCGAACCAACGAAACGTTTCCCTCCAGGCTTGAACTCGCCACGGAAACGCCACCCGGCTCCTCAGGATGCACAGCCCAACTGCTTTCAGAAATCAAAACACCTCCGCCAATTGCGGCAGCCCAATCGACCGAGTAGTCGAGAATGGCATCAGGATCCTTCAAGAACATCCGAACCTCCTTGCCTGTGCATTCAAATAGGGGCGCCGATTTCCACTGACCAGCCATCGAAGCTGACTGTCCCGCCAGGCGCCAGAACCTGGGCCGGACACGTCGTGACATAGAGAAGCCGGCCAGCAGCCGTATCCAGCAGGGCCACATGATTTGCGGTACCAGCCGCCACCACGCTTGCCCCCGTCTTTCCACCAATCACGATCTTGCGCCCGGATGCATCGCCCGGACCCATCACGAAGTCCGCCGTCACCATCGGTGCTTCCGCAAGCCTGTCCTGCAATGCCGATGCATAGGTCGGCGGCTGTGCACCCAGCGCAACCATCCGGTCAGCTGCCGCAATCACCGCCAGCGCTCCATCCAGAACCTGGTCCGCAACCCACTTGCCCATTTTCCTGCTCCTTGCTGATCTCGTGCGCTCGATTGCCCGATCAATCCGGTTCCACACCCTGTCGGCGGCTTTCACTCGCCACGCGCAGCACCCTGCGCCGCACACCGGGCGGCACTGGTTCAGCCGTCGGCCTCAGGCCGCCTGGATCGGCCAGATGCGGGCTGACCGAGCCTGCCGGCTGCACAAGCCCGATCCAGGAAATCCCACTCGACAATGCCGAGTGCGGACTTGCGGCCATGGCCGGCCGCAGGCCAACAGGAACCGGCAACTGGGCCGTGGACCCGCGCCCACCGCCGGGGAACGTGCCTGTCCGCACCACATTCTGCGCATCCCGGTCGATAACCGCAGGCGCGTTGCCCTTGCCCAACAGGCGGCTTGGCTTGAACGGCGCCAGCGTGATCGTGTCGGCCCGGTAATCGCCGTTGTAGGTCGGTGTGGGGCTGTCCGGCCCGTTGGGACTGTTGTCGTCCACATAGCCGTGCCAGTTGACCCCAAGGCTCGCCACAGGCGGGCCGAAGTCCGTTTCGGCGCTGCTCCCAATGCCGTAGAAGGAATATTGGAAGTCCCCGGGCGTTGCCGTGCCCCGGTTGGCGTTCACGTTGCCGCGATAGCCGACACCGTAGAGCACTTCCCACGAGCCCGTGAGGTTGGGCGCGCTGTTGAAGTTGTCGTGCTTCGTCGCGTTCCGGTCGAAGCTGGAATAGCGGATCACGTTGCCGGTGTGCCGCAGATTGTCCCGCAGCACCGTCAACGTGTCACCACTCCGCGCGCCGCTCGTCACCAATATGCTCGGGATGAACGCCGCCTGGTCCCCCGTCACCGATGTCACCGCAGCCGCCGCGACATAGCGGAACCGGTTCGCGTCCAGCACCGTCACGGCCACGTTCGTGCGGTTCAGGTTCGCATTGGTCGACCCGCTCGTCGTGATCGTGTCGCCAGTGGTCAACCCATGGTTCAGGATGCCCACTTCAATTTCGTTCGTCGGGCTGTTGTTCACCCGGAATGGCGCAGACCCGGTGGCCCGCGCAATGTCGTTGTCGTTGTGCAGGTTCCACCGCCCGCCAACGAACGTGCAATTTTCCAGAATGCTGTCCTGCAACTGCCCGGCCCCGGTTTCCCCGGTCTGCTGCAAGATGCCCCCTTGGCCCTCGAACGTGGAATTGACCACAGCCACCCGCCGCAGCGCCGTGCCCTGGGCAAAGAAGGAATAGGGCGAACCGCTCCAAAGGTTGTTGCCCCAGCTATAGACCTCGCAGTTCCAGATCATCAGATCGTCGCTGCTGGACCCAACCGCAAAGGCAAGGTTTGCCGTGCGCGAAGGCGCCTGCTCCCCAACCTCGGGCAGCACGATCCGCACCCCGATCAGGCAGGCCGCCGCCGCCGTGTTGTGCGCGCCAGTCCGCACCACGTTGCGCGCAAACCACCCGCGCGGATGGCTGGACTTGTCCCGCATGTCGCACTGCATCGCACTGCTGTTGCTTTCGGATTGATAAAGCGTCACCCCGTTCGATTGCGTGCCCGCTGTGCTGCGAAGGTTGCAGTTCTCATAACTGCCCCAACTGCCAGACCGAGATGAAAAGAACTCGGACGCGCCAAAGTTCACCCGAATGCCGCGCACCTTCACCCGGTCCACCGCCCCGTTCGTGCGCCGCGTGCCCTGATAGCCGAAGATCACGTTCGTCTTCGGGTCCGCCGCGCTCGGCACATGGCTGATCACCAGATACCCCGGCCCGGCGTTCGCACTGCCAGTGCTGACGCTTTGCAGCGGGCCGACCGTGCCAGTGGGCAACAGTATCTCCCAATAAGCACAGCAGCGCGCCACACTGGCAAAGCCATTGCGGGCGGGCAGGGTCACCGCGCTATCGCCAAACTTGCGCAGTGCCACCGAATAGCCCGCCGCCTTGGCCGACAGGGGCGCAGCTTCCGCCGCTGCCGGGCTGTCATACAGCAGCACAGCAGCCACATGGGTTGCGTTGTCGGAGTCCGTGTTGGCGCTCGCCGGGTCGATGGCCACATATTTGCGCGGCCAGACCGTCCCGTCGGGGTCATAAAACACATGGAACGGAGCGCCCCATGCGGTCGCAAGCGCCGCCGTGATGGACGTGGAATGCGCCGTCCCGGTGGAGCGCTCGGCACCCAACCAAGGATAGACCGTCGCGTGAACCGTAATCGGCCCGGCACTCAGGCCCGACAGGTCAATCTCGCCACCCCAGCAGCGCAGGTTGTCGCCATAGAGCGTCGACGTTTGCGGGGCCGAAAAGAAAAAGTCCTTGGTCGTGGTCCCGTCAAAGGCCCGCAACCGGATTGCCGCGCACGCTTGGTGCCGCTGCCCATCGCTATCGGCCACCGTCTCGGGATGGTGCGTGGCGATGATAAGCTCCACCCGCGCCGTGTGGTTCGGCGTGCCGACAGTGCCTTGCACCAACGGCCAGGGCTCATTGGCCCAGCGAAAGATCGGCAAGGCAGGCGTGCGGGTCGAATTGTTGGTGACAGTGTTGACCACCCCGCCACCCTCGCCAGCCTTCCAGCCCGACAGGAACGAGGCCGACAGAATGGTCGTGGTCGAATAGATGCGATCCGACAGCGCAAAGCGGATGGTCCGCGTGCCATCGCCGTGGTCGAACTCGTCAAGCTGCGCATTGTTGGGCCAGGGGCGGCGCAACACCTTGGTAGCCACCACGGTCCGCGCCCGGTTGGCATTGGCAACAGGCAACCCGCCCACGCGGTCAAAGCCAGCGTCCTGCACCGACAGCACCAGCTTGGGCGTGCCCGACGCATCCAGCGGGAACTGGTCAACGCCACCATCAGCCCAGAAGGCATCGATGCGGTCGCTATTCCCCGGAACAGCCACATCACCCGGCAGGCGCCACGAACCTGCGGTTGCGCCCCAGGCCCCGCGCACGGCCAGCACCCAGCCGTTCGATTCGACCGAGACCGAAACTATTGTCATTCCCGGCTCCCCAGCAACTGCTGCCTGGCCGGGGGCTCCAAGCCCCCGGCCACTGTCTGTCCGATCGCGCTCAGGTGGCGGAAAAGCGCATCAGCTTCAGCGCCTCGCTGTTCACCAGCGCGCCCCCCACACGACGGGTCGCGTAAAAGTGCACGAAGGGCTTGTTCGAATAGGGGTCCCTCAGAACCGCGGTCTCACCCCGCTCCGCCACCACATACGCGCTTCGGAACTGGCCAAAGCCAATCGACAGGCTGTTCGCACCGATGTCGGGCATGGCATCCACCTCGATCACCGGATAGCCAAGCAGTGTGGAGGCCTGCCCATCCAGCAGGCCGGGCTTCCAGATGAAGTCGCCGGTCGAATCCTTGAACTTCCTGACTGTCGCGACAGTGTTTGAGTTCATCACCCAGACCGCGCCCTGGCGATAGGGCGTGCGCAGCGCATGCACCATGTCGATCAGGCGGTCCTGCGGGTTGCTCGCAACAAACGCACCGGCTGCGCCCGAAGGCACATATTGCAGCGTCCCGAACGGCCTTGTCGAATCCCCGGCGGTCGCAACCGGATAGGTCAGGAAGCCGCGGGGCTGCGCCGTGCCGGTGCCCGACACAAAGGCAACGCCTTCCGCCCGGGCAAACTCGATCGCGATTTCCCGTGCAAGCCAGCCTTCCACATCGAACAGCGCGTCATCCAGCATTGCCTGGGTTGCGGCCGGATTGGCATAAAGCTCGCCCATCGGCGCCAGCACTTCGGAAAACAGCGGAGTGCCGGTCTCCGGGCGCCCGGCTGCTTCGCCGACCCAACCAGACGCAACTCCCCCGGCAGCCACCAGCTTCCGATAATTGGCAGAGCCCACCTTCACCACATCGGCAATCGCCCGGATCGGAGAGATCAGCTTCAGGGTCGTCTCGATGCGTTCGTCGATCTCCAGCGGAACCGCCAGTCCCCCCTCGCCGGCAATGCCGACAGACAGTCGCTTCGTTTCGAAGCCCGTCTCGATCCCCTTGCGAAGATAGCCATCGGCGAAATCCCCACGATGGGCTGCACCACCGCGGGCCCCAACCGCCAGCGGCGGCTGCGAGACCATTCGACGCGAAAGCTGCGCAAGGTCCTGCTTCACATCCAGCCGCAGGGCCTGCAGCTCGTCGCGCAAGGCGTCCGTCGCCTCCACAGCCACAAGCGGCCTCTCCGCCGCGGTGACCACCGCGTCGGCCTTTGTTTCATAGGTCATGGTCTTCTGTCTCCTTGCTGGAACCCACTTTCAGGTTCCGCCACCTGGCCGGCCCGCCCGGCCCCGCGTCGTGTTTCAGCCGACCGTGTCGACCCGCGCCTGCGAATGCATCGGCAGGGTCACAACCGAACATTCCACAAGATCCAGCTTCAAAAGCTCCCGGCCTCCGCCAGCCCGCAATCGAGAGGATTTCACCCGGTAGCCGAACGAAAGCCCGTCGATCGCCCCGCTGCGCAGCAATGCAAGCGCATCCAGCCCATCCCGGCACTCCGCACTCACGCCCGCAACCATCTTCAGCCCGACCCGGTCCTCGCGCAGGCTCAGAACCCGCCCGATCGGTCGCGCCGGATCATGCTGCCACAGCAAGGGCACATCCGCCCGGGTTCCCAGGAACGCCTGGGGCCGGACAATGTCACCCCCGCGGTCCGCACTGTCGAAGCGGCTCACATAGCCCGTCACCGGTATCAGCCCGTCCATCAAGCATCTCCCCCGCCCTCGGGCCGGCCACCACGCGGCGCCCAGCCCAGAATGTCCCGCTTCTCGTCGTCACTCAGGAATTCCGCGTCACCCACATGTCGCCAGAGCCGTTCCCGATCGGCCCACAGCGCCGGCACAAGGTCCAGATCCGGCTCAAGCCGAAGGCCGGGCCACCAGAGCGACAGATGGCGCGAAACCCCGTCCAGAATCCGATTCAGGAGCGGCAGGATCGTCAGGCGCCACAGCGCAACATTTGCCTCGGCATAGTTGGCATGGGTCGAATCCCCCGGCAGCCCCAACAGCATCGGTGGGACCCCAAAGGCCAAGGCCACCTCGCGGGAAGCCGCCTCCCGAGCCCGCTGGAAGTCCATCTCGGCCGGCGTCAGCGCCAGTGGCTGCCACCGCAATCCGCCCTCCAGCAGCATCGGCCGGCCGGCATTCTGGGCGCCCTGAAAGCCCGCTTCGATCTCGTCGCGCAGCCGTCCGAACTGCTCCGCCGAAAGCGGTCCATCCTCCGGGTCCAGCACCAGCGCACCCGACGGGCGCGCCGCATTTGCCACAAGCGACCGGTTCCAGCGCCCAGCTGCCTGAAGCAGCGCAATCGCCTCACTGGCCGCCTCCACGGACCCTGCCCCAAGATGGTCATCCAGCGGGTCGAATGCCTTCAGGTGCACAAGGCCCGGTGCCTGCGCATCCCCTTGCGCAGGATGCCGTTGCAAGCGGCCGCCAACCTCGTGAACCCAGGCAATCGGCCAGCCATTTGCATCGGTTTCCAGCCGCATCCGCTCCGGTCGAAGCGCCCAGAGTTCGGCAGGCCGGCCACCGAAATCCATCCCCGTTTCCAGAAAGGCGTTGCCGTGCAGCAGCAGATGCGTCGCCACCGCTTCCAGGAGCGGTGGGGGCAGCAGGCCGGCTGCCTCATGGGTCCGGCCAGCGGCCTGCAGGGTCACGCTCGAAAGTCCCTCGGCCACCAAGCGCACCGCCCGAAGCGCAACCGGATTGCGCCAGGCTGCGCGAACCTGCCCGGCATAGGATGTCGGCGGCTCCCCACCCGGAGGCTGGGCAATTGCCCATGGCCTCCCGCCGCCCAGGGCCTTGCGTTCAGTTCGGCCCATCAGCCGCGCTGCCCAGTTCATTGGTCGTCCAGCTTCACGGCAGCTGGGCCCGTCGCCACCAGCCCGCCGCCGACAATCAGAGAGATTGCCTGAACCAGCCCATGGGCCTGCATCGGATCAGACCCCAGCACCACCGCGATCATTGCAAACCCCGCCCACGTCGAGCTTTCGCTCAGCCGCAGACGCAACCAGGCAAGAGCTGCCCCTGCAGACAGCCCATCCAGAAACGCCTTCATGTGTCTCTCCCGCTCAGCTGCCCAGCAAATGCACGGCAGGGCCAGCTCCCCTGCCGCCCAGCATCAGCTCCGTCAGCGCCCACACCAGGGCATCAGCCCTGTCCGGCGAGCTGCCGGGCCCGACATATCCGCCGCCCAGAACCAGCCCGCACATCTCATCCTCCAGTTGCCGGAAATGGCCGACATGCCGAACCCGTCCAGCCGCATAGAGCGCCGAAACAGGCTCGGCCCGCGCCGCCTTTCCCCGGCTGGCCCGCACCTGCTTCACGGGCAGCGCAATGGCCGCCGCGCGAAGCACGCTCTCCACCATGTCCCCACCATTGTTCGTTTCCACCACCACCCGGTCGGCCCCGTGCCGCTCGAATGCGGTTGCTACTGCCCGCGCCCAGGTCTCGGGCGTTGTCCCGTGGATACTTGCATCGGCCAACACATGGCCCACACCCTGCCCATCCAGCCCGGCCACCACGATCCCGCATCCGCCAGGGCCTGCCGGCGGGTCCACGCCAACAACCACCCGCACAAGCGAAGGCGCCTCCGCTTCCCTGCATCGGTCA